TTGAGGTAGATAAACTTAATTTTTTCTCCATTCTGTATAAGAGAATATTTGTTAGTTAATTTATTACTCTTTATGTAATGATTAAACAAGAGAGCTCCGCGAACATGAATTGGAGTTCCTTTGATGTAAATATCGGAAGAAGATTGATATTTAGTTACATCAGAAGCTGATCGTGGGAAAGAGATAGATTCTGGAGAAAGTGTCCTGAATTCAAGGCGACAATTATCAATAAAATTAATTATATCATCCTCCGTCCCATTCATCAAAATTTTAAAGGAATCTTTTAGCATTTTACGACATGGCGCAGGAGTGGAAGATTTAATTGCCTCAATCCCTTTAATTTTTAATTTAGGTTCCTCATAACGAACTCCCTCACTATCCCAAACACTGAGAATATATCGCTTCTTCGCAGTCCAAATACCACGCTCAGCAATACATTCACGCTTCATAAACATCTTCTGTTCATAAGCATTCACATAGTCCGCCAATTCTTGATAAGAACTTTCAATATACTTTTCAAATTCCACAGAACAGACCTTATCAAGGAACGAAACAATGCCTTGAGTAGTTTTCTCTCTTCCTTGGAATACACTTTCAACCAAAGGGCCCATATTAATATACAGAGAGTCGGTATCAGAAGCAATAACATAATCAAAATCCCCACTTTTAAGAATTTTATTCAAATAAGAATTCACCTTATTCATAATCCACTGAATAGCAACTTGACCAGAGAGAGTGATTGCTTCAGCGTTTGCCAGTTTGTAATAACGGAAATACTGATTCCCAATGGCACCATAAGCAGAGTTCAATTGAATCTTTCTCGCCATCTGAATATTATTGCAGCGAGATATCTCCTTAATCAACTCTTTGTTCTTTGTCTTTTCATATTCCTGTTCTGCAGCAAGCATCTTCTTCTTAAAGACTACCCGTTCATTATAAATTTTTTCCATCAGTTCCGGAAGAAACCCACGAACCTCTTTAAGAAACATTGCACCATTTGCACATACTGCATAATCTTTATACATCTCAAAGTTAAGACTTTGATCCAAAATCTTATCGACAGAAACTGTTGGATGTTTTTCTTCTAAAAGAGTTTCTGGTGAGATGTTATACATCATAATCAAGTGTGGGTACAGTGAGTTCAAGTCAAAACTCACAACCCAATCATACATTCCAGGAACAGGTTCTTTTACATAGGCACCAGCATACTTTTCATCCTTCTGTGTTTTATTTTTTGGAGGAATGACAATGTTTCTTTTCTTGAGATATGTGTAGATAATGTTATCCCACATACGAACTTGGTAGAACACATCAGCATAGTTCACTTTAGCGTCATATGCCATTGTCAACGCAAGTTCAATCAATTTCATCTTGTCTTCCAGTCGGTCAACAAGTTCCACATCCTTGATGTTGTACTCTACGAATTTCTGCCATCCTTTAGTGTAGAAATCTTTAAAAGTGTCAAACTCTGAGTGATCCAGTTTCTTCTGACCCAGTTCTACTTCGGCAATGTAATCTAGTCGATAAGATTCTTGTGCTTTATATGTAAATTTTTTATAAAGATCAAGGTAATCAAGTTGAGTCAATCCACCAACATCAAATGTTGTATGCTTACGACCATTAATATAAATCTCACCTTCAGTTACAAGTCCCCAATTGGAAAATCGTTTCATTAGTTTTTCACCAAGAACACGATTCAATCTTTTACAGATATATGGAATGTCATATAACTGAATGTTCCAACCAGTCACAACATCGGGAACATCGACCATCCAATAATTAATGAAACTATTAAGAAGTTCATATTCACTTGGGCAGTAATGATAAGTTACATTACTCTGTTTATTATTAAATGGTTTAACTCCCCAAGTAATAATTTCTTTAGTTGTATAGTCCTGAATTGTAATTGCAAGAATTTCTTCAGAGCAAGATTCTACATCAGGGAATCCTTGCTCTGATGCAACCTCAATATCCAAAGTTACAAGTTTGATTTTACTAATGTCAAACTTGATTTCATCTTCCGAATATTTTTCCGAAATATATTGATAGATATAACGATCATTTCCATAGATCTCGAACCCATCGATTTCATCATATTTTTTATAGAACTCCCGACAATCTTTAACTGTACCTGGATTGATTGGTTCTACTGCTTCTCCACTTAATGTCCTATACTTAGAATCTTTTTTAGTTTTTACAAAAAGAGTAGGAAAAAACTCATCTCTTGTTTCAAATCTTTTACCATTTTCTACGCCACGAACCAAAAATTGATTTCCAATCAACTGAACATTAGTGTAAAATCTCATTCTTTAATCAAGTCCTCATATTTTTCAAGTAAAGTTGGAGTTGGATCCACAAGCGTAAGAATCTTTTCCGAACTCATCATAAAAGTTTTTTCTTTTGTGAACCCACAAAGGAATGGTTCCATAGTGTGATCATTTTTCACGACGAATGGATTAATCAGTTTACAATCTGGTTCTCCAATGTCTGCACCGACTTCTTCAATTTCACTTATAAGAATTAAACTATTCGTTAATGCTAATATTTTGATCATTTTTTTCATTTTTTAAAATGTCCTCTTGATACATGTTTGATAATTGATCTATGGGATCGACTAGAGTAATTACCCAATCTAAAGATACAGGAACTCTAGTATCTTTAGTAAGAAGAATCCAAGGAACCAATCTTATTTTAACAGAATTTGTTTCAACAGATTCCTTTTCTTCACTTGATTTCATTTTAATACTGCATGGTTTATTGAAGATATAACCAACTACTTTATCTTCAACCACCATTTCTTGTATATCCGCGATAATGTCTTCGCCAGATTTTAAAATTGCAAGTTTTACAGTCATCGTTGCTCCATACCTCTTAGCATTCTACCAATAAAAAAAGGAGGAGTCAACCTGGATTTTGCCAGGTGCTCCTCGCGCCGACGATATTCAATTACTATTTATTCTCCACCATCTCCACCATCCCCATTGCCACCCGCACTTGATCGACTTCTTACCGGAACTGCTTTTCCTTTTGGAATGTTTTTTTGCTTTCCTCCAGAATAAACAGTGTGAGGAATAGAATTCTTATATGCGATTGTTTTGAACTCGTCGAAAGATTTCATTTTTTATTTTTATTTAGAGATAATCCTTTCGTTTATGATGGTCAGGAACAATTCTACCAAGAGTAATATTCAAAAGCCCATCCTCAAAATCAACTGATCTAACTTCCGTATCATCAGAGAGCGTCCACGCTCTCTTAAAACTCCGTTGAGCCAAACCTTTGTGGAGATAGTTGGACTCCGTTTCTTTATCTTCTTTTTGGCCTTCAACAAAGAGTTTACCATCTTGTGTGTAGACATAAACCTCCTTCTTTCTAAATCCAGCAAGAGCAAGTTCAAGTCGTGATTCTACATTGCTGACTTGAACTAAGTTGTATGGTGGATAGTTAGTAGTGGTTTCATGAAGATTGAATAGACGATCAAAATATTCATCCATTCCAATACTATTGCGTGCGATTCTATCCATCAAAGCAGGAAGATCTGCATGTGTAAACCGTGAAGTTACAAGGTTAGTCATTATGGTAGCTCCTTTAAAAGCGAGTTTGTATTGTGTGGACCCTTTCGGCATCCATTACTAATTATACAAGAAACGAAAAAAAGAGGTATCGGTAAAACCGAACCTCTTTTTAGGGTGTTCCGACTTTTGTAGAGTGCCGCACGAATGGCACTCAACTATTTATTCGGTTTCTACTGCTTTTCCTTTTTTACCGATGTTATACTTTTGTTCTAGAATCCAATCACCTTTATCCTTATATGCAAGAACTTTAATTTGGTTCAGAGGTGCAATATCAGAAACTTTATCTTGATTTAGAACGGTAATAAGTCCCCAATCGGCAAGTAAACGAACAATACGATTTCGTCTCTGAACATCATTTACGGTAAGATTTGCATGTTTACCGTCCAGTGCAAATAGTTCTTTAAAATGAACAATGTAATATTTGCCTTGTTTATGTAAAATATGGCAAGACTGATAGAGTTTTTTCTCTTTGCGCGATGCAACTCCAATTCTGGTCAAAGTCTCACGAACCTTGAGGAAATCGTCTGGTTCATTAAGAATTACCTCCACCATTTGGTCTTGCGACCAATCAACCGTAGGTTCTACCGTAGTAGTCATTTTGATCCTCCAATGTCAAGTCTTTTTTTAATAAAATTAATTTGTTCTTTTGTCAGGATTTTTAGAGCTTGAAATGCTTTTTCATTACTATAACCATAGTATTGTTTTATACATTCTAAGTCCGTGACCTTATCCTTTCGGAGCCAAGGAGAAAATCTCTTCTTTTTCCTCAAACTATTTAGATAAAAAGAATATTGCAGATCTTTATCTAGGTGATGGTTCATATTCATTTCATTTACAAATAGAACACAATCTATATGACCAGATAAACATCTATTAATAATGTAAGGAGAATACTCTTTTACTATTGATGGATCATCCATCAAATTTTCTTTTGTAAAATTAATTGAGTTTAACCAGTCCTTCAATTCCATAATTAAAAAGCAGAAGTTCTTTACGTTGTTTTTGTTCACGCATATATTCACCAACTGAACGCATAGTATAAGTAAGATCAAACTCGGCAGCGTTCCAATTCTTGAATCGGTTTTTTACAAGTTGGTCTGAGTTGTAACTAATCAGTTGATGCATAGGATAATGAAAATCACAATCAGCAGCAAACTTATCGTGATCAAATCCTTTGTGCATTGATCCCTTTCTCCCATAGAGATTATCCTTAATGTCATAAGGAGGATCGAGATACACAAAAGCAGTAGTGTCTCCATCCAGAAGATAATCGTATGAGTAATTAGTTATACGCCATTTAGAAATTAACGAAGAATACGCAAGCAGTTTTTCGATACCTCGCATAGAGAAATTGGAATTAGATGCTTGCTGCGAAAATGATGAACTCTCTGTGAGACCACTGAAAGAACACTTATTGACAACATAGAAAGCCACAGCACGATCAAAATTTGACACGGTTTTGTCATTGATCCGTTCCTTTGATTGAAGGAAAAGTTCTCTTGCTTTGTCTGGGGTATTATTTGCGTTTTTTAAATCAACAAGTTCACTTTTTAAATCATATCCAAACATCTGGAGTTGTTGCCAGAAGTTTACCAGAGGTTCATAAAGATCATTCACCCAAATATCTAGGTTGGGATACTTCTTCGTGATATAAATCGCAACACTTCCACCACCAAGAAATGGTTCACGAAATTCACTATAGTCACGAAGGTCTGGAAAATATGATCCAATCTTTTCACAGGCACGAGACTTACCTCCTGGGTAGCGCAATGGCGTCTTAAGAGATTTCATTTTAAATCAAACTTTATACGATTTTTAAATTTTTCAATTTCAATAGGACTGAAAGAAGATCCATATAGTTTACCATATTTAAAGTCAACTTTTCTAACTTTATCAATTTGACCATTTGGTAAGTTTCTATCAGTAACTGGAAACTTTAAAATATCATTTTTCCAAGCAATAGCAAACTTGGTTAGATTATTATTAAACCACACCATTCCAAATTCAGGATATTCAAGATACTTAGATTTTCTATCCAAAAAACTTAAGCATCTCCAATTAGATGGCCAATCATCTTTCCAAGTTTTGCACCTTTCAAGATCAAAAGCACATTTAAGTTGGTTATCAAAATAAACACCAATATCTACACCATACTTACCAAAAGGTTTTGTGACAATTTTACATTGGTCGGGATATTTATTGCGAAGAAATTTTACAAATATTTCGCTTTCATTATTGTCATCAAAAGAATCAATTCTGTCTTGAAAAGTTCCATATTCAAAAATTGTATCTTTAGTGACTGTTTTCATTTGAATTCACACTCACACATAATTTCAGTTAATGCAGCAAGAAGATTTACTTCTTGGTCAGCCACGAACGCACATTGGTATTGATACTTAGCAATAACAAGAACGGCAGCAGGGATAGATGCGGGAACAAGGCAATCGTAAGAGGCGTCATAAATCCTGCGAAGAAGACTAGAAGCATCGTTGTCCAAGTTGGAGACCACCCACTTTCGGACTTCAGGAAAGTTTTTATCCTTGAGATTTTTAATAAGTTCATTTACAGAGATGTCTGAGAAAGATGCAAGAATGCCCGAGTCGATTTTTCCTCCTGTAGAATATCTCTGGCATTCGTTGAGGACCCTACGAAAGTCTGGGAAGTGTTTTGATACAAGTTCCGCAACGACTTTTTGATCATATTCAATCTTTTCCGCATCCAAGATTGATTGAAGTCGTTGGAAGAAACTACCTGCAAGTTGAACTCTTTGCTTCCCTTTGATGGTGAAGTCGATGACGGCACATCGGGAGTGAAGAGGTTCAATAATCTTGTTCTTGTAGTTACAGGTGAAGATGAATCGACAGTTATTATAAAATGCCTCAATATTCGCCCGTAGTAGGAGTTGTACATCGTTCCCTGTGTTATCAGCTTCATCGATGATAATGACTTTGTGTTTAGCAGATCCCGTAAGTGAGACGGTCGAAGCAAAGTTCTTTGCTTGGTTCCGTACAGTATCCAGGAAACGCCCTTCGTCGGATCCATTGATGACATAATAATCTGCCCCCAATTCATTACATAATGCTTTTGCGATTGTAGTTTTACCAATACCAGGAGGTCCTGCAAGAAGGAGATTTGGAATCTCACCTTTCGCTACAAACTCCTTAAATGTTTTTTTAGTGTCATCGGGCAAAATACAGTCATCAATCACTTGAGGACGATATTTTTCCACAAAAAGAAATTCACTTGCCATAATCAAATCCAATTAGGTTTTCTTTCTGGCATACGGAGATAGTTATCAGCAACCCAAGGTTTGGATGCAATGTATCTTTTGTATGCTTCAAATGTATCAATAGTGTCGTCAAACTTCCATTCCTCAGGCATAGCACGAGCAAATGGAGTCACTTCTGTAATCTTACCCTTAGGAAACAAGTAGTATGCATCCACAAGGGTTTTGTAGCAGGAGTGAGTTTTATTATACCGCAGGCAGTATTCATCAGACAAGTTCAATCCCCACTTGATTAACCAGTAGGCATTATGGATACTCTCCAGTGCCCACTTGGTGCAGGGATGATTGCGGAATGCTCCTTTCTCGGTCTTGTAGGGGGTTCCATCTGCCTTAGGAAGAGTGCCGTACCCATACCCCCACTTGTCTGATGCGACGATAGAAAGCATTTGACAACACTCTAGAGGCATCTTAACAATGTGTTTGTCAGGGAGACAAATAGCACTCTCAGCAGGCCAAGGAGAAGTAACGAAGATGTTCATCAACCAAAGGTAGAATCAGGTTCCAGAGCAATATAATAAGTCACATCAAACCCAGTATTCTTAAATCGTGACAAAAGTTTAGAAGAAATCACCACTTCATAGTTACCAGGAATAATCTTGATATTTTCTACTTTGAAATTAAAAGTGAATACCTCATCTGTTTCACCCACTACCACAGAGAAATCATTAGAAGTGTCGTTCTTTTTATCACGAACGACCAATTTCACCACACCTGCTTCACCAACCACAGACAGGTCAGGCAGTTGATAAACAGCAGCAGCTTTAAGCAGTTTATCAAGTTCTTTGGTATCAAGAATGAAACAAACATCTTCTGAGGGAAGAGAGATAGATTTGTCTGGAGGAGTAACAATTACATTAGGATCCGCAAAGAAATATTTGGAACGAGAACGACCTTCTTTAATGACTACATAACCGTCATTCTGAAAATCAAGTTCAGCATTTTGATGAAGATTGAGTCCATTCAAAAATTGGTTTAGATCATAGATACCAAAATCCTTAGGCAATTCTTCTTCAATTGTTGCCTCTGCAAGGATATTCTTCATCACAGAAATAGTGCGAAGATTACTACCTTCCTTAAACAGAATGGATTGATTGATGGAAGAAAAGTTCTTCAGCAGAGTCAGAGTTTTGTCAGAGAGTTTCATAATAATCAGCGAAATTCGGAGAGACCGTTATCTTTACGAGTATAATGCCCATCAAAGTGGAGCAGAAGCATAGCATAGTGAATCACTTTGAGAAGATCGCGTTTATTGCGACCATCCTTATCACCATAGCGACTTCCATACTTTAAGATATTTGCCTGACAGAATCCAGGCGCAAGATCTTTTGCTGCCATCAGGTCAATTGTTTGGATGTCTTTATATTCTTGGTTGTGACCACAGTAATGACTTCCATAAGTTCCAGTCACATAGTCCTCAATATCCTTGAGGATTTTATCTTCGTTATATTTCCAAAGATGATTAGTAGATTTGTTCATAGTAAAAGACTTTTTCGTAAGTTCAATAACATCTTCACCATCTCTATAAAGAGTGAAGTTGTTGTAAGGACACTTATCCATAATAAAGTGGGAGATATATTTACCTCCCAGTATTCTATCAAACAGACTGGTATGTGTCAATGGACTCTTCAGTAGGCATCTGAAAGTCAGCATCAACCTTATCATACAGTTCAAGGAATGCTTGCTTGGTTTCATCATCAAAGCGATTCACACACACTTGAATTGCCTTTGCCTTGTCTTGGAAGATACTATAGGCACGGATGATGTGAACCAGGCGGCGGGTGCTGATGATTTCCTCAATACCACCATCATAGAAGGTTTTGCGGATGATGTCTGCCCAGTCCACCAGGCGCTTGCAGAAGTCGCGGTCTTCCACGCCAAGGTCCAGAGCGATGCCTTCCAGAATCCTTTGCTCAGTAGCGGGGGCAGGATAAGACTGCTCAAAGGTCACGGGGAAACGCTCAAGGAATGCCTCATTAAGCACATTAGTGCCAATGAAACGACCGTCATCGCTACCCTTACCTTTAGTGTTAGCGGTGGCGATGACATTGAATCCAGAGGCGGGTTTGACCCAGCGACCAATCTTCTTCAGGAATACACCTTTACCTTCAAGAATAGACTGAAGACACAGAATCTTGTTGGAAGCAAGGTCAATCTCATCAAGCAGCAGAATAGCACCACGCTCAAGTGCTTCAATTACAGGACCATTGTGCCAAGCAGTGTTACCATCAACGAGACGGAAACCACCAATCAAGTCATCCTCATCGGTCTCAATCGTGATGTTTACGCGAATCAGTTCACGCTTAAGTTGAGCACACGCTTGCTCCACAGAGAACGTTTTACCGTTACCCGAAAGACCCGTAATAAACGTAGGATAAAAAAGACGGGACTGAATAATTTTTTTAACTTCAGCAAAATTGCCAAACTTGACGAAGGTATCATCTTTTTCAGGAATAAGATTTTGCTCCACAGAAGGAATAGCAGCAGGTGCTTGGAAAGTACGTTCGATTTCTTCTACTTTTTGCTGAGTCACTTCAAGATTCCATTTGCCGCGACCAACTTTAAATTGGTCAAGTTTTTTAGTAACAGTTTGATAGTTAGCATCGTTCAGATTACACCAGGCACGAATATCAGCACCTGTGATGGTATTGCCATACAGATTCTGGAGAGAAGTGCGGATGTAGTCAGAGGAGAGTGCCATTCGTTTGCTTTGTTTCAACCTAGTCATTATAAACGAAAAAAGGGTCCTCCTGGGACCCCAGTGGTCAGTTCACCAACTGGTTCTTGAGTTCTTTGAGGTACTCTTCACTAGCGATATGACCAGTATAACCTGGATAATACTTATTTACCAAAGCGGGAATACCCATAGCAGTTGTACTACTATTGCACTTAATCCATACTTCTTTAGTATCGTATTTTACTACGTGTTCAAATGGAAATTTAGTCTTCATTTTGCCGATCGCTCTGCTTGTTTACGTTTTGCAAATTGCATATAAGTTTCGCCTGGTTTTAGACGATTACTATAATCTGGTTTTGTTTGTGCGGATGTATCTTGACCTCTATTTTCACGGGCTCTCATCTTGTTGCCAACTCCACTAATAGCAGCGTCTTTTTTGGGGTCTGGATGCCACCAATCACCTGCCTCACTCACGTTTTGTTCGTAAGTAAATGTTTTATTTTTAACTTTAGTATCAAACTCACCAGTCCTACCTGGATTCATTTTACCCACTTTAACACGCTTACCCTCACCAGGCCAAGACTTATTAGTTCCTACCAATTGAGCAGAACCTTTTGGTTTCTTTTGAATTAGTACAGAATCTTGATTATACTTTTTACCAAGTTTAGTAACTGCTTTCTTAAACTTTTTCTTACCCATTTTACCAGAAGAAATTACATGCGATTTCTCACCAACTTTCTTCTCTTGAGATGTTCCTGGATTTTCAGTATATCTACCAGATACTTTAGTAGGTCCTGGAAGACCAGCACCTCTAATATCTTTCTCCAATTGTTTTGAACGCGCTTTGTTCTCTGATTTTGACTTATCACCTCTTTGGGCAGACATGATTGCCATACCACCCTTTTCTGATTTTGAGCGAACTCTATTCAAAGAGGTTTCTTGAATAGAGTAACACTCTACCACAAATTCTTGGAATGTCTTCATGCTACCAAAGAAATAAATTCTCCTAATACCTTTTTATTTAGTTTTTTAGTCTTGAGAGATTTGACAAATGCGGATTTAATTTGAGACTTTGTTGCATCTTCAGCAACTTCAAACTCAGTTTCTTGAGAAAGTGCAGTTGCAGACATACCAAAATATGCATCATAACCAGACTTTGTGATAGTAAAACTCTTCACCTTTTTCCAATCATTTTGAATCTTCTCATAATCTTTGTCAAGTTGAGAATGATACATTTGAACAAACCGACTAAAGTTACGACTTTCAAGAACACGAATACCAATAAAGTTCATAGAAGAGAACTTATCCTTCAGGTTCCTGAGAAGAACATCAGTAAATTCATGATAACCATATCCAATCTTATAGGTAGTTCCAAGTTTACGATCACGAAGGAATGTCGTATGTGGATTAATATACCCAGTTCCAAGAAATGGTTTCTTTTCCCACTGGCGTTTAACTTCTTTGTGGTGGACAAGTTGATTTGCTTCACCATCAGTAAGAACAATACATTGAACTTTTTGAAGTTTGTTTTCCTTTTGGAACTTAGGAAGAATCTGATGAAGAGTAATCAGAGATTCATTCAAAGGAGTTCCTGAGAGAGAAAGACGATTTGGATAAGTATAGGGAGAACTATAAGTCCTACCAAAACAATAAGCAAGACGCCAAATATTCAACATTTGATGCTCAAGAACACTACCAGAAACTTTACTAGTGAGAATATTCATCATGGAGAAAGTTTCATCTACAACCAGAAGACCATCTTTCTTTTGGTAATGTGGAGTGCGGTCTGCAGCAAGATAACGATCATTTTCATAATCATACTCACCACGACGCCACTCACTAGTAAAAGCATAAACCTCAAAAGGAATGGATACTTTCTTACAGAACCAAACAAGATTGAAGAGTTGCTTACATGTATCAAGCATCACATCACACATAGAACCACTCCAGTCCAAAACAAATACAAGACCATGATTCTTGCCATCAGGAATCACAGATACTTTCTTGAACAAGTCTTCATTGTACTTGTAAGTATGAAGATGAGATGTATCGAGAACACCAGTGCGAGCAGTTGATGCACGAGCATACTGATCTGCAGCCTTACGACATTCAAATTCTTTTACCAAGTAGTTGACTTCTTTTTGAGCAGAAGATTTAAACTTTTTAAAGTCAAGATCAGATTCTTTATAGAGATTTGTAGGAGTATAACTTTGTCTTTCCGCATGTTCATTATGGATTTTTTGTTGATGAGCAAAAGAATCATCAATATCTTTATGAACTTCAGAGTTCTTACCAATAACAGTATCAAGATTTACTTGAGGAACCTCAATATAAACATTTTCATATCCATCGTTACCCACAAGGTCACGAATCTTATCTTCCAAAGACTCTGCAGTGCGAACTTCAGGTTCTTCTTTTTCCCCAGAAGATTTTACGGGAGTTTCATCACCTTGAGCAGTGCCACCATAGGACTCTGAAGACTCTTTTTCAGAGGAGTTATCACTCTCACCTTCTTGCTCAGAAGAGGAGTCATTAGTCTCCACAAAATCACTTGCAGGAGACTGTGAATTTCCTTGAGTTTCGTGAGAATCAAAGTCAGCAACCTTCTGCTGTTGTTCCTTTTCTTTTTTACAATAATTATAAAGTTCTTCAGCAGCAATCAGTGTATCTGCAAAACTTTCACAAGCATCAATGATATTAATGATTTCTTTTTCCTCTGGAGTAAAATCAAGAGTCAAAAAGTTGCCAACTTTAAAATAAAGGTTAGCACGGTCAGCAAGATTAAAAGTAGAAATATCTTCTTCTTTGAGTTGAAAGAAATCTTCCTCGTTCAGTTCCTTATATCCATTAAAGAAAGTCTTAGCAAGACCAGCATACTTACGCTTCATCAGTTTTTCAATGCGAGCATCCTCAACCACATTCACAAACTGCTGAGGAACTTTTGCAGTTTCGCTCCAATCCTCATCAGGAGTAAAGAGTGCGTGACCCACCTCATGACCAACCAGAAGGTCATATACAAGGTTACTTGCCTTTTCCCACAAAGGCAGAGTCAGAACACGAGTATGAACATTGAAACAAGCAGTAGGGACCTTCTTGTGTTCCACCACAAGGTCTTCAGTAGCAAGAAGTTTGGCAAGTTGAGATTTGATTTCGTGAGAGACTGCCATGAGGTTTGTTTCGTATGAGACCATCATAAAACGAAAGGTCGCCTTTTGGGCGACCCATGTGACGCTTTTTGAACTGGGCGAGTCGTGCTTTCGCTTGCCTCAGTGCTTGCGGTTTAAGTTTTCGTTTCTGAGGTTTCCCAGAATTGTGTTTCCAGTTTGGGACTTGCATTGTTCCTGAGTGGTTTAGACCACCATATGCGAAAAACCTTTCACTTTTTCAAACTTTATGACACTTTCAAATCTGTCCTCAAGACCTGTCTTATGAGAGATAACAAAAATGTTTGCGTCTTTAATTACATAACGAATGATTTTAAGAAACTCTTCGGTTCCAGTGGAATCCAAAGAACTATCAAAAATTTCATCAAGAATCATTAGATTAGTATTCACCGAGTTCTTCATTCTTGCAACTTCTCTCCAAGTAAAAAGAAGTGCTAGGTCAATTCTTTGTTTTTCTCCTTCGCTAAAAGAAGCATAAGAGAAATCTTCGTGAATAGGTGACTGGACGGTTTCGTTAAATTCCTCATCAAGTGTGAAGTTAATATAGAAATCCATCATCTGAAGATAACGGTTTACTTGCTGATTTATCAGCGGTAGATACTTCTTAATGATTTTGGATTTTACTCCACCGTCTTTGAGCAAACTATACGAAAAATCGTAATAGTTGATTGTGTCTTTTTTAGAAGCGAGTTCGTCGTATGTAGTTTTTAGATTGTCTTTGAAGGATTCTAACTTCTCATGTTCAGAATTTCGGTTTGCAAGGTTCTCGGTAAGAACTTGAATTTCTTTTTCAAGATTTCGGATTTGTCTTTGTAATCCGTTAATCTTAATATTGTTTTGAGAAATGCCATTCGTTAATTTTGAAATCTCCTTCGACAGAGTATTGAATTGACGCTCTCGCTCTTCTTCCTCTTTAATTGCCTCCTCTAGTTCTTTATAACCAGATTGCAACTCTTTTGCTTTATTTTGAGCGTCGTTAATTCTATTTATTCTGAAGATCTCTTCGATAGACTGTGTACAGGTGGGGCATACCGTATTCTCTGTAAAGAACTTATGCTCTTTAGTAATGGTAGATACTTTTTGAGAAATCTTACCCTTTAAGTTTCCAAGTTTGCGTAGTTTTTCTGCATATCCAACCAACTTATCTTGCTCTCGAATATACTCATAAAGAGGTTCTTCTAAAGTACTATTCTCATTCATATATTGTTGGATTTCTTTATCCAAATCGGAAATTTTCCGATTACTATTATCAATACTTTCTTTTCCGCGATTCTCAAGTTCTTCAATGAACTCTTGTTGCATTTTAACTTTATCAAGAAGAGATTCTTTCTTCAGTTCATAAACTTTGATTTCTTCTTTTGTTTGACGAATCTTTTCTTTGATTACCGTATTCATTGAAGAAAAAATCTTGATGTCAAGAAGATCTTCAATTACCTCCCTACGGTGAGCAGCAGAAAGTTGCATAAAAGGAACAAAGGTGCTTGAACCCAGAATTACAATCTGAGTAAAAGACTTGTAGTTCATTTTAAGAACATTTTGCTCAAGCCACTTTTGCTGATCTAAAGCAGCAGAAGACTGATCTAAAGAAGTATCATTTCTCCAAATCTCAAAAAGTGCAGGTTTAATTCCTCTTACAACTTTCCAATCAGCATTTCCAATGGAAAACTCTACTTCAACTCTACAGTCCTTTTCATTTACAGAGTTGATAAGTTGAGGTTTATTAATTTTACGAAACGGTTTTCCAAACAAAGCAAATGTAAGTGCATCCAGAACAGTACTTTTTCCTGCTCCGTTTGTACCTACAATAAGATTAGTTTTATTTTTTGTGAAATCAACTTCAGTGTACTGATTGCCAGTGCTTAAAAAGTTTTTCCAACGAATAGTTTTAAATAAAATCATGATCTGTGTTTGGAGGAATTACAATGTCATTTGGAGTAATTACTGCATATTGATATCCATGCAGTTCACAAGTTTTTATCATTACTTTATCTTCAATTTCAATTACATGCATTTCAGGATATCCGTCATCTTCTAACATCATAGCATACCGAACAGCATCATCCTCTTCCTGAAAGAGATATAAAATATGTTCTCCTTCATCATCAATTACTGAATATGCTCCTTCAGTTTCTCTACCATTAATTGTTAGAATAAACATTTAAACTAATTCACATGCCTCTTGATAAATTTCTTGCATCATTTTTTGAATGACTGATTTATCAAGACTAATTTCTGCCTCCTCAATATATCTATTCAGGATAGAAATAGTGTCTTCGCTTTCAAATGCTTCAAACTCTTCATGTTCTTGAATGTCAAAATTCTCAATGATTTTGAGTTCTGCAATGTTGGAAGAATAAAGTTTATCAATAAACTTTTCAAACTTTTTGGTATCTGATTTCTTACGAACAACGATTTTTACAATCTTGTTCTCATACTCACGAGTATCAAATGTTTGATAGTTAGTATCCTCATAATAAATGTTATAGAACATCTTATAAGGATTATCGACTGGAGTATGTTCTAATGTTTCAGTATCGAAGATAGTAAATCCACGAGTGTCATTTACATCAGTCCAGTAAATCTCATAAGGATTTCCTAGATAGAAGACTGTTCCGTTAGTTGATCGAGTGTGATAGTGTCCAGAGAAGACACGCTCGAACTTCTCAAATAACTTGCCTTCCAAACCATGTTCCATGATGATTTGTCGATTAACTCTAAATCCTTGGAGTTCAAGGTGCCCCATCGCGCACGGGCAAGTTGTCTTTTCAATAAGTTTAAGAGTATTTGCTTCATTTTCTTGATTAATCCAAGGTATAAACAGTGTCCGAAGTTTACCCAGCATTACTTCAGTTGGTTCTGAATATACCGTTACATTATCATACTCACGCAGAAGCAAATCAACTGCGTTTACATTATTAGTATTCTTGTAATAAGCAGTATGGTTTCCTACAATCGTATGGACTTTTACACCCATTTCTTGAAGACGGTCATAGTAATTATTTTTTGCCCAGGATAAAGCAGAGAAATCAATTCCTTTACGACTATCAAAAGTATCTCCCATATCTACAACAGTAGTAATCCCGTGCTGTTCCAGTGTCGGGAAAAATACATCATTATAGAACTTTAGAAAATAATCATGAAAGAGTTTAGAATTCTTTCGTGCTCCAAAGTGCTGGTCTGTAATAATTGCTACTTTCATTCAATACCGCAGTTTGCTGTGAACTCCGTCCTTGATAGAATTATAATCGGAATAGTTCCCACCGTCAATAGTGTTGTCGTCTGTAAAAACTTCAGAGAATCCAGAACGCTCAAGAATTTTATTTTTGATTTCCAATTGACGCTTCTCTCTCTGAATACGACGAAGGAATGCGTAGTGAATGATTTGAGTGAAATATGCAAAAGGGTTTTGCGACTTCTCTGGATTGAAGTTGTGAATGTATTGAACGCAATTTTCAATTCCGTCAGAAATCATATCTTCCTTGAACATATAGTTCACGAAATTTGGTTTGAAAGAAAGATGATTAGCAATTTTCAGGAAACACTCTCCAATATATCGGGGGATAGGAGGTTTTGGCTTTCCTTGGATTTCTGCAATTTCTTTATCTTCACGATACTTGATGAGAGCAGCGAGAAATTCTTTATTGTTGACATAATGCTCTGACCTTTTTCTTTTGGTCATGACTGCTGTGGTTATCATAAGTTTTTATCATTATTATGTAGGTATAATAACATAAACTTAACTAGTTGACAAGGTATTCAAAACCCTGTACAATTACCTTTGTGGAGGTTGATAAGATAAGCTTTAACTATTTTTATAGAGTTTCTCTAATATCTCTTTAGCATCATTGACATTAGAGATATAACCCATTTTACGACTGATTTTTGATTGATTTATACTTTTTTTATCAGATTGTCGTACATAATTTTGATACATCATTATTATTTTTATATCTGAAGATTCGGAAAGAGTTAATACATCTTCAAGATTTATTAAAAACATATCTTCCTTTGTTGTTTTTAACCAAGGTTCTATTTTATATCCAACAACTCCCATTCTAGTAGTAACTTCGCTTAAAACAATGGGATTTGAAATAATCAATATTGTTCGATCTTCTTCTTCAGAGGCAGCAACTTTAGCAAATATTTCTTCCCCTGTTTTTAATTTTATTGTTGCATAAAAATCGTCTTCTATCATTTTTTTAAATTAATTGTAATTATATCGTAATTAAAATTCTCTTCATTATAGATCTTAATTCTTTCAATGAGATGATTTAGAGTATAATTTTTTCTTGCGTTATATGTACAGTCATCAGCGATATCATAAAGTGTTGCTTTTACTTTGTCTTTTCCTTTTCTAAGAACTCGTCCAATGCTTTGAAGATTACGAATTCTTGATTTGCTTGGTGAGGCAAAAATAACATTATGTAAATTTTTGATGTTGATTCCGGTAGAAAAAGTTCCATAAGATGCAACAATAATTGCATTATTTTCTCTTTCTGTAATTTCTCTAACCAATTCTCTTTCTTCAGCGTCAACTCCACCATGAATAAAAAATACTTTACGATCATTTCGCTTATTAGTATTTATCTTTTCAAATAAGATAGCTCCATGCGCTTCTACTCTTGAAAATAAAATAAGGGTATTTCCTTTTAAATCTAATGCAAGATTTGTAATAAATTTATTTCTTTGTTCATGAGAAATTAAATATTGAATCTCATCTTCATAAGTTTCAAATTTTTGTGGATTATGTTTTAAAACAATACACTGAATATCTAATTGTGATAAATGACCTTGCCTCATCAATTCATCTGTTTTGGTAACTTTATAAGATGGACCAAATAACCCCTCTAAAACCCATTTATGTGTTTGTGTTCCATCAAGAGTTCCAGTAAAACCAAAACGATATTTTGCATGATGAAGTTTGGTCATAATTTCTATCAAGGATTTGCTCTTGAAAAGATGAGCTTCATCGCCTATAATTACATTATATTCTTCAAAAAAAGATCTCTCTAGTTTATAAACAGACTGCCAAGTTGTGATCGTTACAGAATATTCATTTGTTTTTTCTTTACCCGAATAAATACGGTGACAATATGAATCAGCATCCCAACCATAGTCTTGGAAATCCTTGTACATCTGCTCTACCAAAGATGTCGTTGGAACAACTAGAAGAATTTTTTGTCCTTTATCTACATAATACCTTACGAGGGAATAAATCATCAAGGATTTTCCTGAGGCTGTGGGTGATATCAATAATTTTCGGTTATGTCGTAGAGCATCGTATACTCCCTCTACTTGATACTCCCGTGGAGAATGAGCACAAATAGATTTCATATAGTCTTTTACACCTTCATATGAAATATTTTGATTTATTTCGAAAGGTTGTCCGTAAAATTTGTTATCTTCAAACTTATAAGAATATCCGTATTGATTGCAAAAATTTACAATTTTATCTAAGAGACCAACATATATTTGTTTCGATCTCATATCATATAAATGAATTTCTCCATTCCAATTTCTACCTCTATACTGAGGCATAAATTTTGCATTAGGAACCTCAAACTTAAAGTGATCCCTAAGTTCATATTCAATATGAGGTTCTGTATTGATTTTTAAAAATACTTCGTTTGATTTAGAAATAATAAGATCGGTTGTGTTCACGATGATTCATTCATCTGTGAATATTTATTTACCCTAGTCCAGCGTTAAATCTCATAAATTCAATTGCATTCTTGATTTGATATGTTCTATTTTGAATCATTTTTAAAATACTTTCAATGTAAACAAGCATAGTGTCATAATAATCTATTTTCAAACAAACAGTTGACAATTTTTCATCGGCATCCAAATATTTTTGCATTGTGTCTTTATCCCTAATTTTTTTGGGAAATGGATTTTCCGCATAAACATCAGGATCTGCCTTCCCAGAATAGTATTCATATCTTTCATGTCTAATATTTCTTTTTTGTTGTTCTGCTTTTTTTCTCAACAAAAAAATGGTATTGTATAGATCAAAATATTTTGCGTGAAGGGTGGGTATATTTGTAGATTCCGTATGGAGATTATCCATGTCAATTTTGGAGTCCTGCTCCCACATTTTTTGAATAGTATCAAGATCAAAACTCATAAAGGATCGCCATTCAAATCTGTAATATTAAACATAGTATACTTGAAAGATACTTCTGCTGTAAAGTATTGAATGTCTGTTTCTGTAGCATCAAATTGTAATGTAGTCAAATTATAAGGAAACAAGTCTCTAAATTTTATTTTAAAGTTTGCATTTTGGCTGCTTGTTAAAACAGTTAAAGTTCCATCCGAATACAGATTCATCAATCCTTTTCTTGGTTGATTCATATTTGGATTTGAAGTTTGTAATTCGTATATTTCTTCCAAGGATTCGGGAAATCCAAGACCACGAATCCAGTTTGAAATTTCAGTGTAATTCGTCAAATCCTCATCAACTAAAAACCTAAGAGTGAAATCTTCAAACTCTATCTTTTCCCCAGGTTGAGGTATGTCTCTCAAATATGATGGTTGATTGGCAATTCCTAAAGTTAATCCAGGTATATTTGCAGAATTACTAAAAAAGGCAACTTTAGGTGCTCTATTTAAAATAAATTTAAATCCAACAGGTGCTAGAAAATTTCTATTCTGTATTTGATTCTTAAATGAGTTGGTCGTCATTTTTTTAAATATTTAGATAAAAAAAGAGACCCTTTTGGGGTCTCTCGATAATCTTATGTGATATTGATCACATGAGGTTCTTAACAGCAACTCTTCTGTAGTAGCGGTTCTGGTTGGTCTGAAGACGACCGAGACCCTGATTGGTTCCTTCTGCAAATGGGTTAGCAACAAGACCATAACGGGTCTTAAAGCCAATCTTAGGCTGGAAGGAGTTCTCACCAACGGCACGAACCATTTGGAGAGGAACATAAGGACAATAGAAGAGTCCAGCGTCATAAGGGGAAGCACCCTTATAACCAACAACATAATACTGGTTACCTGGTGAGGTGTTACCCGCAGTGAGGTTAGCAGAATATGGGTCAATGTAGACGCGGAATTTGCCCATTAGAGTACCAGCAAAAGTATTGCCGGTGTCATCAACAGACAGATTAGCGTTAAGTGCAGGGGTGTAGTCTAGAACACCAGCCATGGTTAGTGCTGAAGCAACATCAGCAGAACACATGATGATGTTACCCTTTCCGCGACGAGTTCTTTGTGCGATTGCGTTAGCATCACGCTCGATTTGGAATAGGAGACCCTTGAACTTCTCAACTGACCAACGACCGTTGGAGTCAACATCGAGGTCGAAGATACCAGCTGTTGCAGTGTTTTGAACAGCACCCTGTTCAGCAACCTTATAGATGGTTCTGATAACTTCGCGGTTGATTTCAGCAAGAATCTCAGTTGAGAGAATGTTTGCTAATTCCGCTTCAGCATTCAGACCATGGATTGCCTTGAGGTCTTGAGCGAGTTCTAATGAGTACTCAGCTTTCAGAGCGCGTGACTTTGCAGTAACAGTGACTTTCTCGATTGAGAATGCCATCTGGTTGAATGCATCACCAGCTGTACCATCAAGGTTTTCTGCGTCGCCAGTAACCATACCCTGACCTACATTGTAGGCGGTTGAGGTTGCGCTACCAACTGGGTTTAGAACTGATGGGTTGCTTCCTGCTTGTGCAGTAGTACCCATACCAACGCCAACTTCAGTAAATCCTGCAGCCTCATCAAAACCTGCGTCTTGACCGGAGAATGCAGTATCTACTTCATTGAAGAAGGTTTCAGTTCCGCTTTGGTTGGTATAGCGGGAACGCATTGCGAAGATAAGTCCAGTAGGACCACTCATTGGTTGAACGCCAGCCAGGTCATAAGCGACCAGGTTGGGCATTGAACGACGAATGAGTGAAATCAGAACTGGATCAAAACCTGCAGTAGGACCACCAGCAGCGGAACCGCCACCGAAAGCACCACTAGCACCAGCAGCATTACCGCTGTTGGTTGGTGACTCCATGAGCATACTCATGGAACCGTTGTCGAAAGCAGATTGCTCTCTTAAAAATTTTTCTTGGTTTTCGAGCAGGACAGCGGTTACAGCTCTACGATGAGAATCTTTGATAGGGTCGATACCCTGATAATCTAGTAGAGGTGCCCACTTTTCCTGCAGATGCTCAGAATGGAAC